AGCAGGTGCTTTTCTTTTTTGTTCAAGTTCGTCTAATTTCTTAAAGAAGACATCTTCCGATTGTTCTATTTGTGTTCCTACCCGATCTATAGGAACAGGCATGATTGTATTTTCAAATGGATTGACTGTAGAAACAGCACCAGTGCCAGAAGCAGAAGCAACCGGATCCATAATAGAACGCATATTTGGTCGGGTTTCTATTTCTTGTTCTGGCACTGGTGCTGTTTCTACTTCTTTGGAAAAGTTGTTTCGTTTATTTATATTTTCAAAGAGGATATTTCGTACTTGAACGATTACCTGTTTATTTTTTTCTATAAAGGAAAAATTCTTACCATTCGTATCTACCAATACCATTACATCTCGAAGAACCTGTTGAAATTCTTGAAAACCTAAAATATCTTTTAGTTGTATTTGATATGTATTGTATATAAAACTCTCTATGGTTGCTCCTAATCGCTTTAAATTTTCAGCCGACAAAAAAGTGACTCTTTCATTATCTGACATTGTAGAACTATATTTGATTTTAGTTGTACTGCTTTAAGCTTCTTCTACGGTTGCTTTCAAACCTACACGAACAAGTGCCTCACAGTATAGAACTGCCTTATCTTGCGAAATTGTACATACCATACTGACACCATTTGTGAAAGCGCTATTTACTACTTTTTCACAATCAAGCATTGTAAGAATGGGAACACCAAACTTTACCTTTTCGGCAATGTGTCGCGTATCATCTCTTGTCCAATTGCTATAATGAAGCATAATACGATAGATTGACTCAAATTGTACATTGAATGTGATGGTTGCCGGTGTTTTTATTAAAGGCGATGGATACGCCAAAGACGACGAGGATAAGGACGAACGATTTATTACCGTTGTAGTAAATTCATGACTACGATTGTTCGTAGATGTAGATATATCGCTATTTTGTCGTCTCAATGACACGACAGGGCAATGGCCTGAACAGATAATTAGTTTAATTCGCATTGTTTTGTTTTATATTCTTATAATTTAATAATATATTTTAGCTATATATCATTTTTTATTGTTGTTCGGGGAGGAGTTATACAGAACTCTTACGGAAGAATTTCTTACGAAGTTTGTGTATATCATTGTCTCGTATTTTGATCTTTACAATGTTGTCAAAAGGAGTCGCGGGATCTTGTTGTAATAAAACAATCCATCGCACAAGATAAGCCATGGAAAATACACCGCATTCTGTGTTCTGGTACTGATGACGATAAGTATTGTATTCCAATTTAAAGGGTTTATTTGGTGTATCTTCCTCTGCTTTCTTACGAAGCATCTTCATATACATGTCTACTTCTTTGGGAGGAGGATTTGGGACACTGTTGTAGTAATATGCCCCATACGAAGGCGAACGCGGATCCAATACAATAAATAGCGCCGTCCAATGTGATCCGGGTTCATCGTGATGATCCATATTGATGACCATTCCAGCATATTTATAGCCTTTGCTTCTCAACTTTTTAAAGTTAATATTACAGGTTTCCACATGAAGACATTGCCCGAAAAATCCAGTCTTTACCGCAAAATCAACTGGAAAAACCCCAATAAATTTAAATTTGTATTGCGGATCATCTTCGTATTGGAACATAGCATCTTCTATGTCAAAATTACTAAGCCATTCGTAGGGATTCTTATTCCATTCTTTCGGCGCCACAGGTCGCAACTTCTTTTTAATAGGGTCTGTTGATTTCGCTAAATGATCTACCCAACAAGCTTCGCGTTCTCCACCTTTGCATTTCTGTTGCATTCGTTCATTGATGGCAGACCATAACTTATTTTTACTCAACTTCTCAATATGTTCAATCGGGTTTGTTTTATCACTCTTGTTCCATGCTTCTGCCAGACGAACAAGTGCTTCTTTATCAAAACAGGTTCGGTCCCTCTTGAATGTATTGTTCGCAATCGGTGAACATACAGACATAAAATGGAGTAGGTGGTTTTTCTTACAAATTGAGTATATAAATTTGTTGCGAGGCACAAGAAAAATTGATATGGGTCATAAGAAGATTTATATATTGAATTGAATACCAGTCCTGATAACATTTGTATAGTTAATGGAATTATATAGTGCTTTCAGTGCGAAAATATAATATAAAAATTAACCGAAGTTAATAACCAGAGAGAAAACAGAATGAACTCCATTGATGATTTTCATAAATATTTACAACAATTTAGAATTAAAAAAGGACAACCCTATACACATACCAGTATTTCTAAAGTCGGGGGGCCTTCTGGACTGAGTTTGAATATTCCAAATGAAAAATTGGATGAATTCTTTGAAAATTATACACGAGTTATGATGCGAGGTTCGCCTCTCCATCTAACGGAGAAACCGCTGAACCCGAGTCTTATGCGCGTGGATCTTGATTTCCGGTTTATGCCGATCCGGGGATCCTCTGATACGAACAGCGATGAAGGATCCTCTCTTGACGAGACGAGTTCTGCGAATAAGAAAACGGAAACGGATCAAGAAACACATGTAGCCGTTCCGCGTATGTACAAAGAGGAAAATATTGAAAAAATTCTATTGGCTTACTTTGAAATCTTGGCCGAGTTTCTTCATGTGAAAGACGACACCTTGATTGCCTATGTACTTGAAAAGGCAGAGCCGATTATTAAGGGGGGCAAAATCAAGGATGGCATTCATATTCTATGGCCGGAGATTATCGTTCAAAATAGCTTTCAACATCTTGTGCGAAAAAGGATTCTGGATCAGGCGGAGAATATCTTTGAGGGACTAAAAGTATGTAATACATACGACAATATTGTAGACGAAGCAATTATTGATAAAAACAATTGGCAAATTTATGGCAGTAGCAAGCCAGACTGTAAGTCCTATACGGCCACGAGGGTGTATAAATATAACAAATATACACAAGCGCTTATTAAATGTGCTACGCCTACCCCGAGCGAGGAATTGGGGTTGGTCAAAAGGTTGTCCATGCGGGTAGAACACGAACCGTGTCTGTTCTATACCGAAAAAGAGAAAGAGTTCAATGACTATGTTCTACATATTATGCCTACGATGGACGAAAAACGAAAACAAAAAATCAATTCGCAGATCTTTGGAAATTCCATCAATCCGGCAAGAGCAGTTCTTGAAAATACCGACGAGCGCGAGTTGGCAAAGAGGCTGGTTATGGAATGTCTTTCGCATCAACGAGCCGAAAACTATGAGGATTGGATCAAATTGGGGTGGACGCTGCGCAACATTGATTATGATCTTCTGGAGACATGGACAGAGTTCTCGCGACTTTCTCCGAAGTATATTGAGGGTGAATGTCAAAGATGTTGGGATAGAATGTGTTCGGATACACTTGGTATGGGCACCTTGCGATGGTGGGCGCGCAAAGATAATCCGCAACAGTACAATCATATCATTGAGGGGAATGTGCTTACATTGATTGATAAATGTGCTGGAAGCAAGGGAGCTCCTTACGATGTAGCTGAAGTGGTTTATACGATGTACAAGGACAAGTTTCGTCATACGACTAAAGACATCTGGTTTACCTACAAGGACGATAAGCATCGTTGGGTAAGAACGACCCAGGGTATTATCTTGCGCAACATTCTATCTACCAAAGTATGTACGAAATTCTCCGAGAGGGCGAATTATTGGAATATGGAATTGGCAAAGACGGATAAAATCAACAGCGATGCTGTGGAGAAGAGTTCGCAATTAAAGAAGATATTTCTTGATCTTAAAAAGACTTCTTACAAGAGCAATGTGATGAAGGAATGTGAGTGTTTCTTTACAGATGAACGATTTGAAGATTTGCTTGATTCTCGTCCGCATTTGTTGGGATTTGAGAACGGTGTATATGATCTACGAATGCACGAATTCCGCGATGGAAGTCCGGATGACTATATTACTTATTCTACTGGAAGACACTATATTCCGTTTAATGCCCGAAGTGATGAGGCAGTAGAGATTGATCATTTTCTATCACAAATCTTTACAAATCCTGTCGTATGCCGATATATCAAGGATATGTTTACTTGTATGTTGGACGGCAGTGTGAGGCAAGAAAAATTCTATATTTTCAATGGGTCTGGATGCCATGCACCTGGTACACATATCATGTTGTATGATGGTCGCCTCAAAATGGTGGAGGACATTGAAGTAGGCGACGTACTGATGGGTGACGACAATACACCTCGTAATGTTCTTGAGCTATTCCGGGGTGAAGACGAAATGTATAA